CGGATCGTGCGCGGAACAACACCGGAACCAGACTTCCCTTCGCGGTGATACTCCAGACCTTGTGACGCGGCGTCGCGGATCACCTTCGGCAGCGTGAGGTCAACCTCCCGATCCTCGGACGGTTCGGGTAGCGGGTCGATCTTGGTCAGAGTGGAGAAACGATGTCCGACAAGCGTCTCCGTCTCCTCCCAGCCGTCCCGCACGCGACGGTAGATACGGATCAGTGCAGCAGGGTTGTCCGGCTCGGCATTGATGGAGAACGAGGAGTCGGGAACACCCAGTGTCCCTTCACGCATTACATGTTCGATGCGTCCGCGTGCCGTGCCTCCAGAGGAACGCCAACGAACAAAGTCGCCCTCGTCCAGTTCGTCGGGGGCGGCGCGGGTTGACCGTTCGCCTTCGAAGGTGCTGCCCTCGGTCTGGGAGATCGCCAGCGCTTGGTCGATCGCAGCCTGCTTCGTGGAGTGGCAGCCCATAACCTCGCCGTCCTCCTTGATCGTCGCCCAGCCGTCGCACCCCTCGGCGTCATCCGTGATGTAGTACGGCATTAGCAAGACTTCCTGAAGGCGACATACGAAATGTTGTGACCCGTCTTGGTGGACACAGCGTAAACCTTGTCCAGCGGGTTGAGGTCAAGACGAACACTTTCCTGCTTGATGAGTTGCATCCCCGTCGCCGTGGTCACGCCCGGGCCGCCGATGTACACCTCATCCGTGTTGTCGTTGTTGTGGATCTGGAGCGCGAACGGCATGACGCAGGTCTCGGGGATCTCCGTCGCCGCCGTACCAACTGCGACCTTTCCGCTACTGAGAGGCATCGTTCACTCCTTCTGTGGCATCCTGCAACTGCACCGATGCGAGGCCGGTGTGCTCCAGCGCAGGGAGACCAACAACCTTCGCAGCCGACTCGGGCGTGAACCCTGCCGTGATGAGACTGTTGAGGATCTTGGCCTTGTGCTCCAGCGTGATCACCTGAGCGTCCGATGTAGGAACATTCTGCAGGGGTACACGAAGTTGGTCGCCGTCCTCGGCGTCGGGAAGGTCTTCCAGCCGGCGAACATCGTTCACGCTCATAAACCCTGCCAGCAGCGCCTTGGAGTACGCCTCCGTGCGTGTTGCGAGATCCGCACGAACAAGACTGTCAAGGTTGAACTTGATGAAAGACGCAGGGTTGTCCAGCAGCGTGGAGTACGCCTGTTCAAGGAGCTCCGCATACGGCTGGATCGTGTGCTGTGAGAAGAACAGCATCTGTTGTTCGACAGAGTTGTACGAGACGCTGCCGGAAGTCGTGACCCCCAACATGAAGGCAGGGATGCGGAACAGGCGGGCGATCTCCTCCACCGCGTAGTGGCGCTGGTCAAGAAGTTGCGACTGTGTGGGATCGACCGTTGTCTGCGTAAACTTCGCTCCTCCGTAAAGTACGGCGGGACGGTGGGCGCGACGCAGCCCCTTGTGACCGCCCTCCCAAGCGTCAACGATCTCCTTGGCCTGCTGCTGGGTGATCTCCCCGGGCCATTCGATTACGCCGCCCGCATACGCGCCGTTCCCAAAGAAGCGGGACGCATACTCGTCAAGTGCCATGCCCAGACCTACAGAGTCCTTCGCCTGTTCGATGCGTGAGACGCCGCGCAGCGTGCCGGGCAGAAGCATCTCTGTGATGTGCAGCACCTCGTCGCGGCTGAGGAACCGGTCGCCGTCAACCCGAAACCCGTTGTCAAGGACATCTACCTTGGTCGGGTTCAGAATGTCGATGTCAAGGATCTCGCCGCGCTCGTCACGGATCACATGAGCAAAGATGTTCCCGTCCAGCAGGAGCGAGACAAGGTTCTGCTGCCAGAAGGTTGCACGCTGATACCGGACGGACGGACGCTCAACCCACGCGTCTCTGGGGCGCACAGGGCGGCGTGCCCCGTCAACCCGAACGAACTGATCGACCGGCATGGTGGAGATCGTGTCTGCGATCAAACGGACGGAGGCGTAGACTGCAGAGAGGCGCAGCGCAGAGTCTTGCGTGACATGAATGCCGGTCGGGGACGGACGCTCAAAGAGGGCGCCTGCTGCGAACAGGTTCTGGAACGCTGTGCTGCGTGTTTCGATCAGGCGACCCAGCATTACTCAGACCTTTCCAGCGCAACGCCGACCAGCGTGAGGATAACGCCGGACATGATCGTTCCCGCTGCCGCAGAGTACATCCAAACACCTGCAACAAAGATCGTCAGACCTGCAAGTTGGACGATGGTCGCATAGCGGCTCATACGATTAGCACTCCTGCTTGGACTGGTCCGGTGTCGTTGGTGGCGTGCCAGAACGCTCTGTTGTAGGCGATCACCGACGCGATCGCTGCGTCTATCTTCATCGGGCTGTTCGGCGGTTTGGTGATGTAGGCGCCTTGTGCCGTTTCCTTCAAGGTTGCGGACTGAATGTGTCGTGTCAGGCCCGCGTCTCCGTCATGGGAGAGGTTACCGCTTGATGCTGCTTGGTAGAACGCGGACACGGCTGCGGCCATGCGCTTCCGCACGAATGTGTTGAACGCAAGCACGCGGTCCTCTCCGTACAGTTCGGCCCAGCGTGTGATCTGTTGTCCCCAATACGGCGGGTCTGCCGAGATCTCCGCAACATCGAACCTTTGGAACGCCGCATGCACGGTTGCTTCCACATCGTCATGGTCGACAACCCACTGCTGCCCCCCACCCGGATGTTCCCACAGACCAAGCACGAACAGGTGAGGTGACGGTTCGACCGTTGCTGCGACAAGAGCGGTGCTGTCCCCCGAATACGATCCGTCGAACCCGAGAACGATCTGTGTGCCGTCCGGTACCTGCCGTTCCGCGTCGATTAGAGAGTCCCATAGTCCGGGCGGGAGCCACCGTTCCTCGTCCGGTTCGATCCACAGGTTCAGGTGGTAGCGACAGAACTCGTGAAGCGGCACCTCGCGGTAGCGGTGGATCAGCGTCTGCAAATCCTTCCACGGTTCGGGGTTCACTTCTGCGACGGTCGCTGCCAGCGTTTCGTCGTCCACCAGTTTGTCAACCGTTGTGGAAGGTTCGCGCCATGTGAACAGCAACGCCGGATCGTCGATCTCCCCTTCCTCTACACGACGCCCGTAACGGTAGGTCGTCAGCGCAACACTGTCGATCTTTGGGCTGCCTGCCGTGGTGATCTGGAGCGACCACGCGTCACGACGCTTTGCGAGACCGTTCTCCAGAACGAGGGCGACCCGCTGCTTGTTCCCCGTCCATTCGTGCGTTTCGTCCATGACAACGAATGTTGGGCGTAGACCGTCATTAGCTCCTGCTACGGCTGGGACGCGAACTAGAACGCCAGCCCCGCCCTTGCGTTGGATCTCCTTCTCGAAACAGTCAAAGAACTCTGACAGCGGACCTTCGGTGATCGCGGCACGCGCCGCAGCAAACAGCAGGTCTGCCTGTTCGTAGGTTGACGCGGCTGCGACCACATACGGATCGTGAACGGGACGCCCGCGAGCCTGCATCTTTCCGCTGCTGTCGTCCCAACGGTCGAACCTGCATGGTCCGGCAAGTTCCGCTAGTGCAACCCACGCGGCGAACTCGGTCTTGCGTGAACCTTTGGGTAGACCACGAACAGCGCGACGAATGATCCGGCGCCCCTTCTCGTCAACCTCGTACGCCCATGCGAGGAACCGCTTCTCGTCTGCCGTAAGACGAACCGGCTTCCCGAGGACATCGCCGGGTCCGTGCACGCACAGTTGTTCGATCCACTTTGCGACATCTGGGCCGAGTGAGAACTTGGGGCGCGGGCGTGTCAACCGTGCCGTCCTGCCTGCAGGTCACCGAATGTGCTGTCGCCCTGCGCCTTGCGGAAGTGTCTGATGTTGTTTGCTGGGATACCGACCTTGGGTGTCGCAAGCGTAATCGCGTAAAGGTCGGATGCGTCCTGCGACGCGTATCCGGCGTCGGTGATCGCCTGCTCGTTCGGGAACACTTCGGCGTGACGGTCGGTGTCGCGGTCGATCAGGTGATCCTCTTTCCCACCAAGGGAGAACAGCCACCGGAAGTTGGCTGGGGCTTCGCGTTCTGCGATCGCACGGAAGCGTCGAACCTCTTTCGTGTACGCGTAGAACAGAACATCGGGGGTTTCGCGTGCCACCTGCAGCCAAGAACGCAGATACTCGTCGGAGAAGAAGTTGCCCGCATCGTGCACACGAACGGCGCGCCCGCCGGTCGCATACCACTGTTCCATCCAGTCGTCCAGCGTCACCCCGTCCGGCTTGGTGAGTTCGCGTGGCGTGCCTGTCGGACGAAACTTGCGCTTCTGGAGCTCCTTGATCATGTCCCAACGCCAACCGTCCAAGTCGTTGAGAACGGCTTCCAGATTACGAATGTGTGCGGCCCGCACCTGCGGGAACAGGTAGGTGCCGTTGCGTGCGTAACAGAGGCGTGCACACACCCCTGCAGACGGACAGGCGTTGAACACGGTGCCGTCGCTCAGCGTGACCACCCATGCAGGGATCGACCAGTTCCAAACGCCGATCTCCCGAAGTTCACTGTTCTGTGTCAGCATCGTCATCCCAAATGTTGTCGTAGTCGTCGTCCATCGTCATAACATGCTCTGTCAACTTCTCCAGAGAGTTGGTGGCGTCCGCGAAAGTGATACCAAGACGCAACCGTGCGGACGGGGTAAGACCCAGTTCGTTCTCCAAACGCAGGATCGCGGTCTCCATCTTTAGGAGCGCGTCCGCTGCAGGGTTCATACGCGGCTGTCCGGTCGATCCCGCAACAAGACGAGACTTGGCAAAAATCTCTGTCAGTTCGTCATGCTGCTGGTAGTAGTTCCAGAGACGACGCACCGCAGACAAGTCGGTTTCCTGCACCAGCCCAGCCAACTGCGAGTTGAAGTAACGGTTCCAGTCGTCAACCCGCTGCGGCGACAAACCTTCCGGTGGGGCCGGAGGGGGCGGCTTCTCCGTCTCGTACTTGTCGATTAGACGCAGGTTCGAACGAGCACGCCTGTTCTGGCGCTTTCCCTCCTCCTTCGGTAGCGGGCCGCGACTACCCAAAGCGTTTCTTCCAGCCAGACTGATAGTGCGACTCTCGGAGCTCCATCTTCCACCTGTCGTTCTCGGCAGGCTTCCAGTCCGGCTTCTTGACCAGACCGTGCGTGAACAAGTTGTAGTTCACATGATGGTGTGCGCGACCGTACTTCCAACTGATCGTCGCCACATCGGGGTGCATGTCAACAAGCATCTGTGACTTCGGCATCGTCCCCTCGTCGGCGTAGAAGGCGTCCGTGTTCCCGCCCTTCATCAACTGGGTGGAGATCTTGTACTGAAGGAACGCACGAAACTCGATGGTGCACCAGCCTGCCTTCAACATTCGAAGGGACAGGTCGGTGTCCTCGTTGTACCTGCCACGCCAGCGGAACGGAACATCGTTGCGGATCAGGTTGCACGAATAGATCCGCGTGTTCAGTTTGAACGGTGGCAGTTTGTTCTTTGACGGGGCGAACAGGGCGTAGATCGGGCCTGCCATCGCAACATTCTCGTAACGAAGAACAAAGTCCTCCATCGCCCAGAACGCCATGCCGTCACCTAGCGGGCGGCGTGTGTTCTTGTACAGGCGTCCGAACATGTCGATGTTGTCGTCCATGATCCAGTGCCATTCGTGCCCCTCGGAGATCGAATGGTCCCAGATAAAGTTGCGGGCAGGGCCGGAGCCGGTTGACGCACCTTCGGGAAACTCCCAGTACAGGTCGTACGACTTCTTGTAATCCATGTCCAGCAGGATGACACGATCACCGAACCGCGCCCGATACGCATCCTCCTCCTGCGGCTCCACAACGATGCGATAGTCCACACCCAGCGCGTTCAGCGCGATCGGCGTCAGCGCAATGTCCGCACGACCCTTCGACGGAATGTAGATAGGGAAACGCGGATGCTTCTGCGGCCGATCACTCATCCGCAAGTTCCCACTGTCCCACACGACGCGAGTCGTGACCGCCCTCCGGCGCGTTCGGGAAGTAGATGAACTTCGCCTTCGGCTTGTTCAGGAGCCGGAAGAAGTCGTCCGCATCCTCATGCGTCATGAAATGCACGATCGTCTTGTAAACCGACTGTGCGTTCTTGTTCTCATAGTCCGGCATGTCAACCCACTCGTCCTCTGGGTCAGGCTTGCCGATCTCCTCGCCCGTAAACTTGCGGACAAGATCCTCAAAGTCCGTCGTCGTGTAACCGGCAGCGTTCAGGAGCTCCTCGCTGGAGATCGCCTTCAGGCTGTCGATCAACTGCGCCTCATCCCAGTCTGCAAGTTCCGCAGTCCGGTTGTCCGCGATCGCAAACGCGCGCGCCTCCTCGTCGGTCCACTCGTCAGGAACAACATGGCACCACAGGTCGTTGATACCGGCCTCCAGCGCAGCCTCGTACATTCCGTTCCCTGCAATGATCGTCCCGTCCGACCGGATCACGGCGACGCGACGCTGCCCGAACTTCTGCATGGACACGGCGATCGCTTCAAGGTTCGACTTTGAGTGGCGACGCACATTGTTCGGGTCCAACTTGAGTTCGGACAACTTCTTCTTGACGACCTTCACGATGATCTCCTTGACGCGCGCAGCATAGGTTTGTTTTGTGAACGCGCAAGCAAGAAACGCGACCGATCAAAAGTCAGACGAACCCGTACAGATCGCCCCCTAGG